GAGCCCCTCTCTCCCGTCGTCCTGTTCCCGCCGAATCAGCTCGCGCCGATCCCACGGCCGGAGCGCTTCGAGGAGTTCGAGCGCGCCTACCGGGTCTCCTGGGTCCACGCGTGCGTGGCGAAGCGGGCCAGGGCCGCGAGCCGGATCCCCGTGCAGATCACGCGGCCCTCCGGCAAGGCGATCGCGTCGAGTCACCCGCTCGCCCAGCTCCTCGCGGATGTCAACCCGCGCACCACGCTCAAGCAGCTCCTCTTCGAGACGACCGCCTTCCGCGACTTGACCGGGAACGCGTACTGGCTGATCAATCCCGATCCGCGCGGCCGCCCGGCCGAGCTCTGGGGGCTCCGGCCCGACCGCGTCGAGGTGATCCCGGATCGCGTCGGCCTCGTCGAGGCTTATCTCTACCGCAACAACACGGTCGTCAACCGCTTCGCCGAGGAGCGGGTGATCCACTTTCGGTCGTTCTCGCCGACGCATGACTACTACGGCCAAGGCGAGCTCTCGGCCGCGTGGGACGCGGTGCATCTGCTCGCCGACTCGCACACCTGGAACCGATCGTTCTTGCGAAATGCAGGGCGGCTCGACGGCATCTTCACGACGGACCAGCGGATCACCGAAGAGCAGGCGAAGTCGATCGCGCAGCGGATGCGCGAGATGATCGCGGGCCCTGCGAATGCGGGCCGCGTGCTCGTGACGGGCCAGGGCTTCAAGTATGAGGCGATGTCGGCGACCCCGAAAGAGGTCGACTTCATCGAGTCGCTCAAGCAGCACCGCGAGGAGATCCTCGGGGTCTTCGGCGTGCCTCCCGTGCTCTTCGGCATCGAGCAGGGCGACATCGGGCGTCGCACGGAGCAGATCACCAACTTCTACCAGCAGACCATCGACGAGATCTGCTCCGAGCTCGCCGACACGCTGCAGGAATTCCTCGTTTGGCGGTACGGCGAGGCCCTCCGCATCGGCTTCGACGTCGAGGGCGAGCTTGCGCGGATCGCGGACCGGCTGCTGCTCGCGCAGATCGACGAGATCCGGCTTCGCACGGGGCAGCGCACGGTCAACGAGCTCCGCCGGCGCGACGGCCTCGAGCCGGTCGAGTGGGGCGAGACCTGGTGGACGCAGGTATCGACGATCCCGGTGGAGCGCGCCGGCGAGATCCTCGACGGCCGCGGCGGCGAGCGTGGCGACAACGCCGGAGTGGCAGCCCCGGAAGGAGAGGGACGACCGGAGTCCAGCGAGGATGGTGCCCGCGAGCCGACGCCGCCCCAGGGCGAGCGTGGCCTGAAGGCGCTCGACGCTGAGACCCGGGAGAAGGCGTGGTGGAAGTTTGCTCGGCTGACCGAGGAGCTCGAGACGAGCTTCCGCGCTGGCCTGCGCAGGGTCTTCGCCGCGGTGGAGGGTGCCGTCGAGGACGATCTGCGCCGTGGCATCAGCCCCGAAGGCGTCATCACTGGTGCCGAGGTCTTGACACGGCAACTCCTGGAGGGTCTCGGGCATGAGCGCTTCCCAAGCGTGCTCGAGGCCGGGTGGGAGCGTGGGATCGACCTCGTCACGCAGCAGCTCGGTGAGCGCGCGCTCCGGCTGGTCTGGCCGACGCGGAAGGCGGCCCTCGAGCTCGTGTTTGATCTCGCCATCCCTGGCATCGCCGCGTTTCTCTCCAGCCGGCCCGCCGAATACGCGACCACCGTGGCCGCCACGATCGGACGCGACCTCCGCCAGGTCGTCGCCGTGTTGGCCGACCAGGGCGCATCCGTGGATACGATCGCACGCCAGCTGGTCGAGGAGCTCCAAACCATCTCGGTCGCACGATCACGGGTGATTGCGCGCACCGAGGTCATCGGTGCCGCGAACCGTGGAGCCCTCGAGTCCTACAGGGCCAGCGGGGTGGTCGCACAGCAGGAATGGCTGTCGGCGCGCGATGAGCGAGCACGAGCGAGTCATCTGGCCGCCGATGGCCAAGAGACCGCCCTGGGTGGCGTCTTCTCGGTTGGTGGCGCGACGCTGCGCTACCCTGGTGATCCAGCAGGGCCGCCAGAAGAGACGGTCAACTGCCGCTGCACCACCCTGCCCGTGGTGAGGGTTCGCTGATGCCCATGCCCACGCCGACTTCCGGGGAATCGCGCGCGGACTTCCTGGACCGCTGCATGGCCAATCCGACGATGGTCGACGAGGCCGCAGACGAATCGCAGCGGATGGCCATCTGCATCCAGCAATGGGAGCGTCGATCGGACGCGACCCGCGCGCCGAGCACGCTGCTCCGCAAGGGTGGGCCGACGGTCGTCAAGGAGGTCTCCGAGACAGACCGCACCGTCCTCCACGTCATTACCTCTCGGATCGTCGATCGCGACGGCGATGTTATTGAGCCGCGCGGGATGCGGTCCGGGGCATTCACCACGAATCCAGTAGTGCTCTTCGGTCATCGCTCCTGGGGCGGGCCGATGGATGTGATCGGCAGGAATCTCAGTCTTGATCCGAGCGACACCGAGGTCGTCGCGCTCACGCAGTTTGCGAGCCCAGCGGCGAATCCAATGGCGGATCACTGCTGGCATCTCGTGAAGGAAGGGATGCTCCGCGCGTGGTCCATCGGCTTTCTGCCGATCACGTGGAGCGAGGAGAAGATCCTGCCCGGCCAAACGGGATGGTGGTTCAAGGAGTGGGAGCTGGTCGAGTATTCCCTCGTCCCGATCCCGAGCAATCCCGAGGCGCTGACCCGCTTGATGAAGGCATTGCGACTGCCAGAGGGCGCGACGGAAGGCGATGTTGCGCAGATGCTGCGACTGAGGCGTGCGCCACTCTGGGACCTCGGCGCAGTGACGACGACGAGTACGACGGAGGGACAGATCATGGGAGACGACGCGAAGACTGCCGCCGAGCCGAAGCCAGACGCTGCAACCCAGCAGCTGACGGCCACCATGGGGCAGCTGACCGACATGATGGCAAAGGCGCTTGCGCAGCAGGGCGAGGTCATGAAGGGAGTGACCGCTGGCCTGGCCCAGGTCACTGAGCGCATCGCGCAGCTCGAGAAGCTTGGGCCGCCCGATCGCACCGACAGCGACGGCAAGGACATCGTACTGGGCGATCGACGGGCACCGGGATTCATCAAGAACGGTCTGACGACCTCGACGCCGCTGCAGATCACGAACATCTGCCGCGCGATCATCGAACACGATCGCAGCTTCGCCAAGGAAGAGGCGGAGATCTCCGAGCGGTTCAAGGCGGCCGGGTACATCGCCGAATACGGCGGAGGCTGGCTCTTCCCGTTCTCCATCCCGCACATTCCATCCGAGTTCCGGGATCTGCGGAAGGAATGCGCGGAGCGCATCACGCTCAAGGGCGTGGATTGGGGTGGCGTCGCGCGTGCGATGCGGAAGACACCGGAGATCCTGCGCGCCTTCGGGATCCAGCAGAAGGACCTCGCACTCGGAGACGACGCGCTCGGGGCCTATCTGATCCAGGCCACGCAGTCGGACTCCGTGATCGATCTGCTCCGTGCGACCTCCGTCTTGGCGCGCGCCGGCGCCACGGAACAGTCTCTGCCGCCATCCGGCAACATCGCGTATCCACGCTGGCTCTCGGACTGCTCCTTCGCCTGGTACGACTCTGACGCTGACACGGCGATCACGCTCTCGGCCCCGACGCTGGGAGCTGTGCGCCTGATCGCGAAGAGCATGCGTGGCATGTCGCGCGTGCCGAACGACTTCATTCGCTTCGCGTCCGTCAACACGGAGGCGGCGCTGCGTGCATCCATGGGAGCGGCCGCGGCGTTGGCCGAGGATCAGCAGTTCCTCGAGGGCATTGGATCGTCGACGAAGCCCAAGGGAATTCTGACCTACACGACGTCGACGAACCGCGTCGTGCAGCCTGGAAAACTGACCCGCTGCGACGCAACGACGACTGCCACGGATGGCGATACGCTGATCGCCGAGGACATCGCCACCATCCAGGCCCTCTACGAGGAGACCAAGGACCCAGCGCCGGCGACGGCGTGGATTATGAGGCCGCGCGTCTGGGCCGCGATCCGCAATCAGCGCAGCCTCGTCTCGACTGATGCTCAGGCGTTTCTCTTCCTGGATCAGGCCGACCTCGCGCCGGGAGCCGGCACCACCCTGAAGGGCATTCCGGTGCGGACGACCGTGCAGCTATCGCACAATCGCGTCAAGGGATCGGGCACCGACCTCGACGCGATTCTGTATGGCAACTTCGCGCGCGTGATCATCGGGCGCTCCGGCGCAATCGAATTCGCCGCGTCAGATCAGGTGTATTTCACCACCGACAAGATGGCCATCCGGGCCATTCTGCGCTCGGATCTGGCGCTGGAGCATGAGGAGTCGCTGGTCCTGACCGACTTCCTGGACAAGATCGGTCAGATCTCGCTGTAACCGCACAATAACGGGACGCCCAGGTCCGCGTTGTGTGGGCCTGGGCCCTCGACCCGACTCTGGGAACGCCCCAGAGCCCCAGAGCGAAGGGAGGAGCGGCCAATGGGCGCAGCAATCATCAACGATCTCAAGAACAACCTGCTCGCGGCGGATGGCGCCAATAGTCTGGTCCCTGCAGTCCGGACCTCGAGTGCCAATGGCACGGGCGTCGACATGGTCGAGGCGGATGGCCCGTGCTTCGCCATCCTGCATGTGGGCACGGTGTCGGGAACCTCGCCGACCCTCGATGTCACGATCGAGGAGTCGACGGCGTCCGGCGGCACGTACACGGCCATCACCGGAGCCGCGTTCACGCAGATCACAAATTCAAGCCATCTCCTGATCATCAACTTCAAGCGATCGAAGCGCTTCGTGCGCGCGGTCGCGACCATCGCGGGGACATCGCCCTCGTTCGCGTGTGCCGTGATCGTTCTGGGAATGAAGAAGGCCAACTGATGCTGACTCCACGTCGGCGGGGAATGAGTCGGGCGTGGCCGGCGGAACGGCCCCGCGGGTCCGCGCCCGAAGATCGCCCCGCCGATGACATGTCGCCCGCGCCTCACCCTCGCACCGAACCACCGGGCGGCTATCTCACGAAGCCCGCGCGCCCTCGTCGCACCAAGCGCCGGGCCCGGCGTCGCTAGATGCCAGCAGAGGATCTCATCACCCTCGCCGAGGCCAAGTCGTTCCTGCATCTCGTCACGACGGCTGATGACGGCAAGGTCCCGCCGCTGATCACGGCCGCATCGCGGTGGGTCGAGCAGCTCTGCGACCGCCAACTCGCCAGACGGCCAGTGACGAATCAGCGGCTGCGTAGCATCGACAGCGAGTTCCTCGAGCTCCCGATCTGGCCCGTTGATATCACGGCGACATTCACCTGCACGCTGGATGGACTCGCCGTCACCGTCTGGCGCGCGCATGCCGACGGCGACCCTGCGACCTACGACGCCATGGTCGAGCCGGGATCCAGAGCCGTCCTGCGCAAGGCACGCGGGACGTGGCGTGGATCCTCGGCCTTCCCGATACTTGTGACATATACCGGTGGCTATAGCCCAATTCCCGCCGATCTGAAGGCCGCGTGTCAATACCTGACTCAGAAACTCTGGCGCGACCAGGAGCATCAGCGGACTGGCATCACATCGATCAACGCGTCATCGGGCGGCGGTGTCGGGTACGGCGGGACTCCGCTGATGCCAGATCCGACCATCCCGGGCGAAGTGCTCAAGCTGCTCGCACCGTATCGGCGCTGGAGCGTCGCGCTGGCGTGATGGCGATCCGGCTCGTCGTCGATCTCGACACCATGCGCCTCAAGGACCTCCCCCAACTCGCCCAAGCGGGGGCTCACGCCGCGATGCAGGCCGGAGTCCTCCTGGTGGAGCGCGCGGCGAAGCAGAACCTCTCGGGACGGGTGCTGCGCGTCCGGACTGGACGACTCCGGAGTTCGGTGACGACGGCAGTCTCCGGATCGGGTACGGACCTTGAGGGTCGTGTGGGAACGAACGTGCCCTACGGAGCCGTGCATGAGTTCGGGGCTCGTCCGCATGCGATCTTCCCGCTGCGGGCGCGGCGATTGCGATTCCAGACGGGCGGTCGGGTCGTCTTCTCCAGGCGGGTCCAGCATCCTGGCGCGCCGCCGCGGCCGTGGCTCGGCCCGGCCTTGCAGGAGCAGTCTCAGCAGATCGTGGACCTGTTCCGCTCATTCCTCGGTACGCGCCTTGAGAGGGGCGCCTAGATGCCGGCGCCGCTGAGGCTCCAGATCCTCGATGCCGTGGAGGCAGCGCTCAAGCTGATCTCGACGGGTGCGGGATATCACACCTCACCGGTGGTGACCCGCGTATGGCTCACGCCGGAGCAGCATTCCACATTCCCTGTGCTGACGGTGACCGAGGGATCTGGTTCGACGTTTGTTCCGAGAGCGGCAGGCCGAGTCTATGAGCACGGCTTCGTGGTCGCGATCCATGGATACGTCAAAGCCAACGACGGCAAGCTCCGTGGGCAATGGCTGGAGGAGCTGCACGCTGATGTTGTAGCGTGTCTGCTCGCCAGCGAGGACCTCGGGGGCCTCGTGCGGCAAATGGAGTTTGGTGCCCTCGATACGGATGAAGGCTTCTGGGAGCCGATCGGCGCGTTCATTCAGGATGTCACTGTGCGTGCGACGGAGGTGTTCTAATGCCGCACTACCGCGTCATGGCAGGTATCAACTGGCTCGATCGCGATGGACGAGAGTGTCGTGCCGAAGCCGGAGACGTGATCGAGCTCGATGAGCAGATCGCCGCCGCGCTCGGGGTCGACGTGGTGACGCCGGCGCATGACCAGGAGGAGGAGTAGGCCATGGCCTTCGCAGCCGGCAAGGGCGCCAAGATCCTGTTCGATGAAGTGGACATCTCGCCGTATCTCGGCCAGTTCGAGAGTGCCGTCGAGGCCTCGCAGATCGAGGCATCCCCATTTGGCTCTGAGTTCGCCGAGTTCATCACCGGGATCCGTTCCGGGCGCGTGTCATTTCAGGGCTTCTACGACTCGGCTGCGAACGCGATCGACGAGAAGTTCCGTACGGTCATGACGCAGGGCACGCTGGGCCAGCTCATCACCATTGGCCCCGTCGGCTATGCGATCGGCAAGCCGACCATTCTCCTGAGTTCATCGTTCGCGCGCTACAGCCTCTCTGGGCCAGTCGACGGCATGGTGGGGCTCACGGCCGAGATCAACGCGGACGGAGGGACGGAATTCGGCGTGTCGCTGCACGACCTCACGGCTGAGACCGCCACGGGCAACGGGACGGGCTACAACAGCGGCGCCGGGACGACGAACGGCGGCGTGGCGCATATCCAGTGCACGGCGGTCACCGGATCCTCGCCCAGCCTGACCGGGAAGGTCCAGCACTCCACGGACGGGTCATCATGGTCGGACTTGGTGACCTTCGCGGCCCTCACCGCGGCCGGCAAGGAACGCGTCGTCGTCGCCGCCGGCACGACGGTCAATCAACATCTCCGGGCGACCTGGACGATCGCTGGCACGACGCCGTCGTTCACCTTCCATATCTCATTCGCGAGGAGGTAACCGATGGCCGCCAAGGCAGCCAAGAACGCAGTCTTCAAGGTCGATGACTCGGGCGGCACGCTGCGCGATCTCTCGGCCTTCCTCAACAACATCGACTTCAATCGCGAGCGGAACGCGCTGGAGACGTCGGTATACGGGCTCGGGGAGCGGCGGTACATCGCGGGCAAGCATCGGGGAACATTTTCAGTGACGGGCCTCTTCGATGACACGGCGACGACTGGCCCACACGCGGTCCTCTCGAAACTGCCTGGGGCGGCCGCGACGTCGACGTTCGAGTACGGACCGGAGGGCGGCGCGAGTGGCAAGCCGCGCATCACCGGCGAATGCGTCTGTACGGCGTATCGCATCTCGGCAGGCGCGGACGCGGTGGTGAGCTTCAGCGCTGAATTCACGATCACCGCCGCGGTTACACACAACACGTTCTAAAGCCAGGAGGCCGTATGGCGTTCGGGGCAGTCCCGATCACACTGGACAGAGATCGACAGCTCAGATTTGACATTGAAGCACTCGCCGATCTGAAGAAGCTGACAGGAAAGTCACTCCTCG